ATTGCATACTACTCATCGATGTTCTTTACCAGCAATTCGAGAAATGAGAGTATTAGCAGTAACATAAAAAGAATAAATAATGGCAAAAATACCTACATATAAAAAAGACGAAGAAACAGGTGCTGTAATATTTACCGATGCCAATGCCTATGTTCAACGTAAAAAAGTAATTGAAGTAAATAAATTATCAGCGATGGTAAAGAAGGACTCAAAACGTAGTATAAATAGTATGAAGAGGGAAATAAAAGACCTCAAGCAAATAGTATACGATTTGATAGAAAGTAAAACTGGTGGAGAACCACTACCACCTGAGGAAGAAGGAAACTAATGGCAAACGGCGTAGGTACAACGGAAATTCCATTCGTAAGAAAAGATGAAACCTTTAAAACGTGGCGTGAACGCACCAACCAAATGATTCAGCAACAAAATAATTTTGTTCGATTACAAGAATTAGAAATGTTAGGGATCGCTGATCCGTATGTCACTACTTCTATGCAACTGAATTATCTGGTCGAAGTTTCGAGCGAATAAAAATAAAGGAAATTAACAAATGTCACAATATACATTCCAGCATTTTTCTCTAATAGAGTTGAATACAATAGATCAACAGAAAAGCACTTTTCTGGACTCTTTAAGTATTAAGTTAGCCGCCCCTGATCTTCTAGTAAAAGACTTGGCTTTGATGCTGAAGTCTTTGGAAGTAATGGAAAATTTAGAACATCTTCCAGAATATAAAGACTTTTTACTTAATATTGCAAATAAGTCGGCTGAATTTGTTTCCCCGACGGAGATGATTCCCAATGGTGGACTTGATATTACTTATGAAACTGCAAATCTAGTAACAAATAGTTCATTTTCTTCTGATGCCTTTGAGACAGAATTGCTCAGAAATGCTGGCTTTGATGTTCCAATAGATATAACTCGTCCTTGGTCTAACGGTATTGCATATCAATTTGATATTCTCTATACTGAAGGTACTGAAATTGTTCAAGCATATACTGATGGATTACAGACTGCACTTACTTGGTTCGAGGCAGATTTAAATCCTAATACTCAATACAAATTTGCATACGACCTTACAGTTAATGACGTAAACTGGGATTTGCCCTCAGGCGCTGTTAATATGGTCGATCAATTAGCAGATGACTTAGGAACTTTCTCTGAACAAGGTGGTGGCCCAGACCCAAAAACATATATTTGTTCCGTTCTTGAAGATCCTAATCTGATTAGACCTACTTGTAATGGAGTTGAAATTCAATATTTAGAATCGATTACGGCGATGGAAATTGCCTGTCTTGCTATATCCGGCATATGGATTGATGGTAACATCAACGATCCAAGTACACAAGCACATACTCTTATTCCTTATCACTTAGAAGCACGAGAAGGTGACACAATTATTTTCACAAATCCTTCTACTTCTATTTTAGTCCACAACGCAGTATCAGATGATAATATTTCTTTTGCTTCTCCTGATTTGGAGCCTGGCGAAGATTGGTCTTGGATTGTAGACGGATATCACGATTTATATTTCCACTGTACATTTCATCCTCTAGAAGAAGGCCGATTAACTTCGACAACGAATCATCGATTCGTTTACTCTATCGAACACGGATTGAATCCCGGCGACACAATTAAAGTTCCTATTAACTATGGATCAAATGTTTCTTTACCATCATTAAGTAATTCATATTACATTAATTTGACAATGCCTCAGAATTGTACCTCCATAGGTGGTGCAGGTAGTCAGAATGTTGTAGAATCACTTTATCACGATCTTTCATTAGAGGATTTAGTAACATTTCAATCTGGTGATATTGAAACTAATCCACAAGCCGGTGTTCCTGTAGATGTTATTTTCAGCGGAGGAAGCGATGGAGTCAATACAGTTCACGCCACCGGAGAAACTACAGTTTCTGGAGGAGTTGTAACAGGAGTGTCTCTAACTTCACAAGGTTCTCAGTATGTTGGAATACCGATAGTATATATTACTGGTGGTGGCGGAGCTGGTGCTACTTCGACTATTGAGTTTAGTGGCCGGATCGGTTCCTTTACTATTACAGATCCTGGAACAGGTTATGCTTCTGTACCTACTGTTTCAATTGGACCTCCAGATGTTTCTACTATACCTGCAGCCGCGGGAGTTGGTATTTGTACTGATCCTCAATATGATGATAATGAGCCCGACTGTCTTGCTGAAGGAACTTGTAGTAATTCAAGTTATGATAATAATGAAGCTGGATGTCTTGGTGATTCGGCTACTTGGACAAGTGCAAACAACAGTTGGACAGATGGAACTGTATCAACTGATCAAGCGACTGCGACAGTAACTATAGACGGAGCTGGGGCAATAGATGCTGTTAATATTACTGATTCTGGAACTGGATATCACGCTCCTCCAGTAGTCTCACTTGTTGGAGGATCACCAACTGTTTCAGGAATTCTTGATCCCATCCTCAATGGTAACGTTCTCTCAATCACATTAACTGCTGGTGGTACTGGATATGGTTCTGGTGACAACTCAGTTCCTGTAGGCGAAAGAAAATGGGAAGAATATATCATCACCGCAGTACAAAAAGGTGATGCACGAGTAGATGTTTTCTTTGATGACGTTAATTATATCGGACACATTCATACTGCTGAAATAACCACGGCACAATATGCCGCAATTCAAACTGGTGCACCGACAGTTGTTATGACATCTACGGATGGAACTGGTTCAGGTGAAAATGCTCCTCACGCTCACTCTGTTACATACGATTGGGACCCTGCATTAAATAATGGTGCTGGTGGAATGTATGTCGTAGGTATGACAGGTTCTCATACACACGGTCTGGAAGAATACTACGATATTAGTGGCGGAACGAAAATTGAACTTACTAACTTTGGCCACTATCACGAAATCCTGCTTAACTTGGCTGACGAAGCAACGCTTAAAGCAAGTCCTCTTCAAGGGGTTACCCAAGATCAAGACGGAACTTGGAGTGCCACAAGTGGTGCTACATTAATACGAACTTCTGATTATGGTACTTCCGATCCTCAGCATTTCCATACTGTTGAAATGGGTTGTCTTACTCCTGCGGATGATATATATTTAATTATATCAATTGACTTTCATATTCACGATTTTGATAGAGTCTGGTATCCAGGATCATCTCAATTTACAGTTGGACATTATAACTTTGCTCTTGGTGGAGATGATCTCAATCCCGCATCTATTGCAATCCCATTCGTAGATATTCCTGGTTATGTGAAGAAACAACGCGGAATTGAATGTGATGACCACGGAATGTTAGCAGGAGATAGAGTCCATTATCAAAATATTTACAATGGAATCCATCACGGTAATACTAATTATTATGTTGATTTTATTATTGATCAACATAACTTTGTATTAACAGAAACAGTAATTTATCCTTTACAAGATGCCGGTGGTACTACTCCGACAACATTCAATGTTATTGAAGAATATACAGTTGTCGCTGATATGGCATCTTATAGATTTGAAGTCGAAAGAGATATAACAAATCACTTTGGTGATGCTTTTATTTCTGGCGTAGAAATGCTTTGGTCACGACCACGTACTGTTCAATCAGCAAATCACGGATTAAGTACTGGTGATATTGTTCAGTTACCATCGGGCCCATTACCATATGAGCCTACTGAATTGCCAGGAGAAATGAGAGACCACACAGTTGTTGCTCTTGGTGATGGGTATGGTCCAACTGACCATTTACCTATTGTAGTAGATACACAAACATCCTTAACATTTGGCGATCCGAACGTTACGACTACTGAAGGCGCTCAAGATACTCCTTGGTTATGGACTTGGTATGACCGAAGTGCCTCAATTTATTTTCCTTATCAAAGAGATGAAGCAGTTGCCGATAGCTTTGGAGGCAACGACGGAATTGTCGGTGGTTTCGACTTATTCAGAGGTGGTACTTACATCTTCTTAAACAATGCTTGGCATCATTCAGGTTATGCTACAATGCTTGATCCGTTTACGGGTGAGCCTATGTCAATGTATTTGCACGCCGCTGGTATTAAAGGAATACGCGGAGCAGGATGGGATAACTTAGTTCAAGCAGGAATGACAAGGGGTCTTGGGGAGCCAGGAGAAGGATATCATTGTATCAGTAAAAATGGAAGTCACGGTATTGCTGTTCCTTCTGGCACTCATACTAATTTTATTAATACAGACGAAGAACCTGGAGATTGGGTATCAGATCAAAATTTCCCTACTTGTATGGGATTAGGTGGATGGTGTGAAGCATTAGATGTAGATGGTTGGTATTACAATGGCGTTGATGACTACGCGGCTTGTGAACTATTGAATCCAGCCTGGGGTGATGTAGGATTACCTCAATGGAGAGCATCCCAATGGATTGGTAACTTCTCAAAAGAATTTACTTGGAAAATCCCAGAAGATTTTGGTCTGACAGGAGCAGATGGACAAAGTGGATTAGGACCATTTGTTGCTCCCGGAGCAGTCAACGGATATTATGCTGTTGAAGCAGATGGAGGATTATACAAATTTGACAAAGAAGGAATGATTGAAGGTACTAACCGAACAATCAATCTATATCGTGGTGGTACATATCGATTCAGAGTTAATGCCGCGGGACATCCATTCTATGTAACTACAGATGATGGTTCTCATTTTACACCTGGTGCTTATTTTGGTGAGTATCTATTAGGTGTTACAGGTACAAGAGCAGAAGAAGGGCCTGGAGATCAGACATATAGTGGTTCATCCGCATTTGGCGCTGATGGTACTGGGGCTCTAAAATACGAAATGTTTGAATTTACTGTTCCTTCAGTAGCACCAGATACATTGTATTATCAATGTGCGTGGCACGCCTCGATGATGGGAACATTTAATATTGTTGACCTACCCGTAACTAATGCTGGTGATGATATTCACGTTTTTTATCATCACGGCCAAGATAATATGTATACTCCGCTACACGTTCTAGATAAGATTCTTGTAGATAACGGAACAGGACCTAATTACTTTCAAGTACAACCAGAACCAGAATACGCATTCCCAGTAACAGGAACTCAAGCAGACCTTCTTGGGACTGGTAATCTAGCGACAGCAACTGGGCCCGGCACAATACCAAGTATTCAAGCAATGAATATTGAACTTGGTACTGTACAATATATTGATCCGGTAGTAATGATTGAAGGTATGGCCTCAGAACAGTTTCTTGTTACAAATAATTTTTCTGGAACTGCTGTAGTCTATTTGAGTGTGCCTATTGACCAAAGAGCAAATCTTGCCTTAGATAACGTAACTTTCAAAGAAGTTGTTTGGACAGAGACAGGTTCCTGGCAAGTACAAGGTGGTACAGCATTTACGGCCACTACAGAAGCGGGATATATTGAGCAACTTATTACAGGATCAGTTCTAGAGGGTATTACTTATGAAATTCAATATGATATTATAGAAGATTTCAACGATGAATTTGGAGCACCGAACGGAACAATCAAAGCATCCGTCATAGGAGACACAACTGTTGATGGTACTGCTAATACTGTAGTTGGACATTATACAGAAACAATTATTGCACCTGTTAATCCTACAGTCTTTAGACTAGCCAGCACCGGTATGGGTAAGATTGATAATGCATCAATCAGAGAACGTGTCACTGGTCAGAATGCTTGGTATATGGGTGAAGGTTGGGGAGCAACTGTTGGTGGTAAAGCACACATTGATGGTTCTGTTGCTTCGGCTACAGAGATTAATCAAACTGTCGGTTTCGATTCGGGAAAATTATACGAAATCAAGTATAGTTTGTCAGACCTCGACCCCAATGACAATGGTATGACTGGACGATTAAGAGTTGCCCTTGGACATAATCCTAATACTCTTATTGCAAACTGGAACTTTGATATTACTGATCCCGCGGCAATAAACTGGACAATGAGTGGAGTTGATATTCAGATTATTTCTGAAAAACTAGATTTTAGTTCTTCGGTAAATGGTACTGCAACATATACTCTTCCAAATGCTCTTATTAAGAATAATCATTACGAAGCAACAATTGATGCTACCTTAGATACTCATAACATTTTAAATTTCCAAGTCGGGCCAGGACCTGCTGGAAGTCATCAACATACTTTCCAAATCACTCAATTAGATGCTGATTGGTTAATTGAAGATGATACTCGCACACTAGGTTTTCCACAATCAGATGCTTATCACGCCGAGACTTATACTCACGTATTTACTATAGGATGGAGTACTTTAAATGGTTGGATTCTAGTCAGTCAAACTATACCAGAAGGGCACGAAGATTTAATATTGATATCAACAACTGTCAATAATCCAACTATAGAAATCGTACTAGATGGAGTTGTTAAAGGCACAATTACAGAAAGTGGAATTCATCATTTGAATATGATTGGTGAAAATACTGCTGATGTAATTGTTAGAGTGAATGGAACTGGTTCTATTGGATACATTAAATTGTTTGAAGAAGAAATTCCAGTATATGATGAAAATTCAACTGGAGTTGTTCATCAAGGAGAAATGGTACATCACGTAAGAGCCGGCTCTCACGATTCCCTTATTCACTTTATTGGAGATGTAGATAATAATTATCCTGAAACTTACAGTCCATACTACTCTCAAATTGGTTGGGAAGGAAGCATCGATGATGTTTCTGTAAGAGAAATTCAAGAGAAATGGACATTTGCTCCCCAGCAGGATGCCTTCGCTTATGTTGATCAATTATCAGGACAAATTTATACATCTGGAGTCGGTTCTTCAGCAAGAGGAATCGCTCATATCAGTTTTGAAATGCTAGATGCGATGAATTATAAAGTATCTTTCAATGTAGATAGACCTACTGATTCTATAATTAAAATTGGTCCTCAACCAGATTCAGATCAATATGGAAGTAAGGTTATTGCCGAAAATGATACTGATGGAAATCAATCCTTTGTCTTTACTGCACCTGTAACTGGAGTAGCATTCTTAACACTTTCTACTACTGGTAATGGATTTACATATTGGGATAATATTTCAGTAAAAACTATTCCAAATCTTTCATCCGATGAATATTTGCTTCTCGGACGTTCAATGAATGTGTTCGGAGTTCCAATTGGTGGAGAAGAGAGATGGAAAACTCAGTATCTAGATCAATCAAATATGGATTATATGGGGATGCCCATCGCTGGAATGCGTACACTAGAATCATATGGCGAATCAGTAATTGAAAATTATTATGATGTTAATAAACGACAAACCGATATCTTGAATCCACCTATTGCAATTGATAGTTTGTCTGTTATTACTGGTGTAAGAACAGTATTAACAATCACGCCAGCTTGTTATGATTTCATTACAGGAGATTCTCTATCAGCCTATTCGACATCGGCAACTTGTCACGAGCCTAACGGACTGTGGTATTCAGAAGTATTTGAATTTTGTTCTAACGCAATTTACTCAACTGAAGTAAATTGTATTGAGCCTAACGGAACTTGGACTGCAGGAACTTGTTCTGGTGGTAGTTATAATGAGACTGACTGTCTTGGTGCAGGGATTTGTGGTGATACTGCTTGGAACAATAATGAAGCTGGATGTCTTGGTGCAGGAACTTGTACAGATCCGATTTATAACAATAATGAACTTGGTTGTACAGGTGCGGGAAGCAGTTGGACAAGTGCAAACAACAGTTGGACAAATAGTGGTTATACTTGGTCCCCAGGTTCTTGTTCAGACGTTGGATTCTCAACTGAAGTAAGTTGTTTGGCACCAAGAGCAGTATGGGCTGATACAGTATATGCTCATTGTCAAGATGATGTTGGTGGATTGCTCCCCGCTTTTACAAGTCAAACAACTTGTAATGCTCAAAGAGGAGCTTGGGATATGACAAATGTAACTGCTATTGTAGGTACAATTGGAGAACTAATTGGTGAAGGTATTGATCTTGATTGGACAGTATCAATTGGTGGACTTGAGCAAGATTCAAACGCAATTCTATTACCTACTAAAGTTAGTTATGAAGTTAACGCTTTAACTCCTCTGGGAGATCAAGAATTTAAGATTGAAAATGTAGATGGTGATTATTCTATATATACCGAACCATTTGTTGTAACAGATTCTTTGAGAATTATTACAGTATATCAACCTTCTCCGTGGGTGTCATCCCTCGGTAAAGTGTTTGACGACTCAAGTAATTGGCAAGCAGGAGGCTACTTTGCAGCCCACGCGGCGACATTCAAAATATATGGAATTGGGTTTGATCCAGCTTGTGTGATCACAGTACAAAAATCTTCCCAAGCAGATCAACCACAAAATTACTTGGCAGGAGGAGATAATACGACCATTTTCCATTCTAATGGTTCGGGTGTGTCAATCACCAGCATTTCTTCTACAGAAATAATGTGTAACATAAGTGTTAATGATATTCCAGCTCTACACGATGCTACTATCGGAGGAGATAAATTCGGTGTAATGTATTATGATGTGACGGTGACAAATCCGAATGGTGATACATTCACAGAAAAAGCGACTGCGTATCCTGGAGCATATAGTTCGACTTTGGGAGACAATACGATTTATAATTGGGATACAAGTAAATTTGAAGCTGGACACGCACTAAGAATATACAACTATGATTTGGACCAGCACGTTAGAGTTGTGTCGGTTTCCTCAATGGGAGGATGGCAGGGTACTTCTACAATGTGGAGTATTAACGGAGAGGGTTTTGAATATGGACCAGGAGGCTCGACTGGGCCTTGTGTGGTTACCTTAGTGGATACAACTGGCGCAGGCACGATATGGACCCCATCAATGGATCAGGCTATATATTCTGCTAATCAAGTGGATATAATTCAAGGTGCAATAGATACAGTCACTGGGCTTTATCCACCAGATGGTGATTACGATGTAACAGTAACTAATTTAGATGGTTCTTCGCATACGCTGATTAACGCATTCCATATGGGGCCATAAGTTAAAAAAATACTAATGATTATATAAATAGTATTATAAATATATCAAGAATAGATAAATTTGGAGATAAAATAAAATGTCAGTAACACTTTCAAACATCAATACCGCGGTCGACCCGTTTAACGACATACCAGATATTACTTTCGATAGTATCGATGTCACGGCCTATACCGAAGAAGTAGAGATATATACCAATACACCAGCGGTGATGATCCCTAGCAAATTGAACGCTATGGCGGCATCAATGAAAGGGTGGTTGAATGATAATGTTTCTGCTCCACTAGAAAATCAACAGAATACTTTTAAAAACGAGGTTGTTGTCCGAACTAATACGGCAATGAATGCTGTAGAAACCTATATGAACGATGAAGTACAGGGTTTCGTAAATACAGTTTTTGTTCCTTGGGCGAACGATTCTGGAAATGTTCTGTCTAATCACGCCAATCAACTTGAAGGTAATGTCACAGGAACTCTGTCTCAATTACAAGCGGATTATACTGCCCACGTTATATCTCAAGATGCTATCATTGCTCAAGCCCTAGCTGATATATTAGAAAATCTTGCACAATATACAACTGGTGCTTCTAATTCTGGTTATACTGTTCATCAGACAAACGAATTAATGGCCGGTATTACACAGACTCGGGAGATAGCATTCTCAGATTATTTGTATGATTCAAACGATGATGTTATATTCGCTCACGAAGGTAATAATGTAACTCATCACATTAATTACGAACCAAATGGTGGTAAAGTTTTGTCTTTTGGTGAAACAATGGACATTTTTGGTGAGCCTCGTCCGTTCGTTCAACATTTAAGATTAGAAATAAGTCCTCAAGATACTCCGTCTGTCGAAAAAATTAAAGCATATGATATCTTTAAAAACACTTCGGCTGGTTTAGTAAATTCATTCAGAGCAACTGGTCACGAAGCAAATGGCGAACCGGCAGAAGAATTAACTATTTTGAATAATCAATCTGTTCCTGATACTGATAATCCGGAACTTGTCGTAAGACGAGGTACTGAACAAGCATTGCTGTGGGGTGGAATCGATGATGGTGATTTTGTTAAAATAGTAGAAATAGATGGCACAACAATTTACAATGATGGAATTAATAATAACTACGCTCAAGATTATGATACAATGCTATTTAAGCCGGATCAGTCTTATTGTCACGATTCTTCATCCTCAGTAACTGGATGGGGAGTTATTGCAAGTGATCACGCAAGCGACATAGATTCATCTGGTGGAGATCACGATGATCCAACTAAATGTGAACAATATGTAACCAGTCAAGTTGCCCTTTTAGATGATTTATCACGTTCTTATGAATACGGTATTTCTGGAGAGTCTTACGAAAGTGCCTTATCTGACGGACTGATTTATAAAGTTTTTATCAATGATGATACAGGATTCATTGATTCTTACGCATATACAGTTGATGCAAATGGTAAAACAGGTACGGGAGCTATAATTAATGCTATCTATGATGACGGTGTTTCTGATGTAGTTATGTCATCAGGCGGGAGCAGATACTCCGTTAATGCCGCCGCGAGAGCATTTGATTTGGGTGCTGTAGATGTTACAGGATCGCAGGAAACAAAAGCAACGGCTACTCATACTCTTAAAAATGGTATGGTTAATGCTGTTATTGTACAAGCACCTGGTACAGGATATACAGGATACTGGGAAGTAGATGTAGCGGCTGAAGTTGGAGGAGATGGACACATTCACCAAATTCATTTAACTCAAATAGAAGTCAATCAAATAATGGAAGGTGGTAGTGTTACTTCAACTACTATTAATGCTGGGCATAGTCACGACCAAGTAGTTGGATGGAACGAATTTAATAGTTCGTTTACGTTCACGGCAACTTCAGGTGCTCATACTCATCCATTAACTGTTACTACTCACACAGTCAATCCAACACTTTCTCTTGCGTTCACTACTTCAACTGGAGGTCTTGCCGCAGGTACAGTTTACCTTAAAGAAGATGATACACTTGATCGAGTAGTCATTACAGATGGTGGAGCAGATTATGTTATAGCAGATTCAGTTGCTATTAATGGAGGAACACCGTCTGTAGTAGGTGCAGTCTCAATGGAATTAGCTAATGGTGGAATTGCAGGTTTCTCTGTAGTTAATCCAGGTACTGGATATACCGCTACGGCTGCAAAAACAGTCTCAGTTGATATTCAAAACAATGCGTTTGTTCCATCAAGTATCTCTGCTGTTGTTGGAGATACTGTTGCATTTACAAATCTTGATGTTTCACCACATACTGTTACACATCAGGACGGATTGTTTGATTCAGGAGATATTCCTCAGGCAGCAACATTCTCGTATGTAATTACTAAAGAAACTGAAGTCTCAGACAAGTATGATATCTACGATTCAAATAATTCAAGTACGAAATGTACTCTTTGGGTACGAGAGAGATCCACCTATGTAGAGATGATTTCTGCTACTGGAGGAGGTTGTAGAGGAGTTGCTACTATTAATGCTACAAATAATCTCGCTGACATTGCTGTAGATAGACCTGGAACAGGTTATACGGCGAATGACACAATACGAGTTATTGATGTATCTGGACCTGGCGAAGGTGCTTTTGCTACAGTAACTACAGATCGTAGCATTGCTGTGGCTAATATAGTTAATGGTGGATCAGCTTACGATCAAAACACAAAAGTTGTAGCATTTGATGCAACTGGAAATGGAATATACGATGTCGGTGGAGCTGAAATCGGCAGAGATTATGGTAATGGAGCAATCTTGAGACCAATAATTAGTTCAGAATATGTCGAACCCTATTGTACAGATCCCCAATACACAGATCAAACCGCTTGTGAAACCGCATTACTAGAATGGACACCACCTGTTGAGATTGGTCAAATAACTGCTCTAAATATAGTTAATGGTGGAAGTGGATATAACGATATTACTTACATTATTAATGATCCAACCGGTTTTGGATCTGGTGCAAATATAACTGCTGACCTTAATAATGTTGTTACAGATATCACCTTTTCGGCAAGAGGAAATGGCTATGATGAACCTATTATTATAGTATCTGATATCGGTGGATTAATTGGAACTTCTGATATCACAGTTGGTCAAGGTTTTGCTGGTGATGTCGTACTAAACAATGGTATAGGATCAGCAACTATTGCTAATGATTGGCAAGATTATTTGTCTGGAGAAACTAGAGTTATGATTGTCGATGCTCACGCCGAACCTACTGGCTACGGTGCTGAAGGGACTGTAAGTTTAGGAACAGCTGGAAATGTAGAGTATGTTGAAATAACTAATGCGGGTACAGCATATAAAACACCTCTTGTAATGGTTGCAGGACCTGTATTACTAACAGGTTCGTCAATTAACAATGTAAATACTGATTTAGCATTATTTGGTCCAGAAGGAAATGATTCCGCTTCACCGTTCTCATATAATAATACCGCTAATACTAACTTTAAAAATGGTATAATGATTCAATTTGTAGAGCCAAACGGACATACATTGAATGACTCTTGGGAATTTAAATTACAATCTTGGGTATTGGGTACTCCTGCAAGTTTACTATATACTTCTAGTAGATATGATGGTAATCTTGAAAATATGCGAGGTATTATAACACTCAAAGATGTTTGGGATGTATAATTAAACAAATTTATATAAATATAAGTAGAAATGAATACTAAAGTACTGGAGAGAAAAGACTAATGGATATTTTAACACTAGGAAAAATGAACGCAATGGCGAGGGATGTGGACGTCACGTTGGAATATCTAGCCAATGCTACTTTCACCGCACTCAAAGATACTTGTGATGTTCAAGTGGGAATGGCATCTGGATTAGCGGCTTCTGCTCAAGCGGCTGTAGACACTCTTAATGCGGCTGGTCCGAATATGGGAGTTCAAGAAAAACATTATTTCAACGATTGTGCTAGAGGCTGTCATTGTCAAGAAGGTTGTTCAGATAGTTTTACTGTTCCTATCGGAACGAAAACTATTAAGTTTGAAGCCTGGGGTGGAGGCGGAGCAGGTGCAGGACATTGTTGCCAAGGTTGCTTCTGTGATATTGCATCTTGTGGATCTTCTGGAGGATATTATACACGAAAGACGATTTGTGCCGAAGCCGGAAATTTCACTGATGGCGATACGTTTGCTATATGTGTAGGAGCTGGAGGTAATGGATCAAGTAATTGTTGGACTGGTTGTTGTGATGGACCACGAGGTTGTGCGTCATATGTAAACGGACCCGGATTATCAAATTATTGTGCCGCTGGAGGAAGAGGTGGATATAATTTTTATTGTGTTTGTAACTGTAACGCAAACCATTGTTGGATGGAATCTGCTGAGTGTCAGGGAATGATAATGTGTTCTCCCACTCAATGTAATACAGAAACAAATGTTGATTATGTAGGTTTCGCATCTGGAATGAAATTTTATAAAGAAGGTTGGGCATCAGGGCATTGTGATTGTCTGAAAAGATGGACAGAAACAGCCCAGTCAGAAAGATTATCAAATTCATTAATGCAATCGATTGAAACTACATCAGGTTGGTGTGGATGTGAAACGCCTTGTCGGAGTTTCAGACACGCTGGTGGCGGAATGAATATGCAAAAATCATACTGCGGAAACGCATTGTGTGGAGGATGTGTTGGTTCTCCTGGCAAAGCTGGATTAGTAATAGTAACATACGCATAAGGAATATAAAAAATGAGCGACACTTGGCAAGAAATGGTAGATGTAGACTATACTTATGAATGTCCTACGGACAATTATTTGGATGGTGCTACTACTGAAACCATAACAGAAAATTACAACGGACCAGCCAGGTTGGTTGCTCTTGTTGATAAAGAAACAAAACGTGTAGAAATCTCTATAAGAGAATGGGAAGCATATGATGGGCGACCAAATAGAGCAAATTGCGATAATGTCGTTATTGATTGTTCGGTAGATGCTCTTGTATGTGAAGTTCTTTCGGATTATCATAATAATCATTTAGATGATGAAAATTTAGGTATTCTTGGAAACGAAGACCCAAGAGAAGAAAAATCTATTTCTACTCCTGATGGGTATGAAGAATTTACTTGGCATTATCCTATTCATCCAGACGAATTATATGATTCAAACAAAACAACTTATGAAGATGGAGTTTGGAAATTATATAAAAACACAAATGATGATTTACTCGGCACAAGTGATTGGGACGAAGTTAGACGTATGAGGAATGCGGAGTTAGCATCGACGGATGGAATTGTATCTGCCGCAGATGCGCCAGATTCGCTGAAGGACCCTGTTATAGCATTTCGGCAAAAACTACGTGATTTACCGACAGAATTATCAGGTATAGACGATGTTTTTGTACCTTCTTCTTTTCCCTCAACTAAAGTATTGGAGCAAGGATAATAAAATGGACATATTAACACTAGGAAAAATGAATGCAATGTCTCGGAATACTGATTTGGCATTAGAATTAATGGCGAATCATTTATACGAGTCTCAGCAAGAAATATGTGCATTTCAAGCTGGAAATATGGCAGCAATAACTACCGCGACCGCAGAAGGAGTGGCAGCTATTAACGCTGGCTCTGAACGAGGAAGTGGTCCTGAGAGGAGTTTTTTCATAGGATGTCACAGATTCGATGGCCAGACAGGGCAAGAAGGTATTAACTATGGTGGATGGGCTTGTAACTGGACTGTACCAGATGACACAAAATCAATCAGATTTGAAATTTATGGAGCAGGCGCATCAGGTTTTGGTGGATGTTGTTGTATGATGAATCCACTTCCTGGTGGAGCAGGGAGTTATGCTGTTAAACACGTAAACATAGATGATGGAGACTTTTCAGAAGGTTCTATATATTGTCTATGTGCTGGTGGAACAGGATGTTGCTGGTCAGGTAGTCACGGTATTAGAGGTCATACGTCTTGGATTAACGGACCTGGACTCACTAATTTTTGTGCAACGGGAGGACATCCCGGACAAAATGACTGTAGAGGATGGTGGTGTTATACTTGTTGTCAGACTTGTTTTGGATGCTCACAAATTTTCGGCGCAGATTACGGAGTTCAAGGATCAACTTCTTGGAGAAAAGGATCACAGCATTGTGCAAGTTCAATGTTTCAAACTGCAACTCACGCAGGTGGGCCATTAAGTCCAGGTGGATTTTCCGGATCACAGGGTGGTTGTACTTTTGGATATCACTCAGGTGGGGGACCAGCAAGTGTTGGAACTGGAGCATTTGGGGGTCAAGTATCTGGAACGTGTTGCTGTGCAAAAGCCGGTGGTGGTGGCGGAGTAGTTGTCACATATAGTGCATAATTAAAAAAAGGAAACATTAGGAGATACTAGAAAAATGGCTAAATTGAACATTAAAATGACATATCCGGTGCCTGATGATGGCTATCTTGGTTCGACAATCACTGGATCAAGCACCGCCACATTAGATTATCTCGGTCCCGATTTTATTTGGGTATGTGTTGAAAAAGAAGGAGATAAAAAAGGAAAATGGAATCATCAAGCAATCAAGACAAATTATCTTGATGACGGAGATATTGAAGATTACGATAATGAGGATCAGACAGCCGCTATAGAAAAACTTCCTGTACCTTTAGATTGTATAAGAGTTAAAATAGACTGCTCAAAAGATGCTCACATATGTTCCCTCTTTGCACAACCACATTGTACGGGCGACACAAGAGGTTCTTATGATAAACTGCCTCAAATCCAAGATAAATTAGCAGATGGTACTATTTATTATGAGCGACCTGCAACAGATTCAATTCCACCCGATCACGTATGGGATAGAAATGAATCTACTTATGACGAAGCTACTGGAGAATGGAACTTAGTCTTACAGAAAACGTGGGCATCTTGGGAGCAAATTAGAGAAAATCGAAATAGTGAACTAGACGAAACAGATATTAAGACATTATTGCCTGACGGATCATTGAAAGATAGATGGGAAGCATATAGACAAGGATTGAGGGATCTTCCTCAAACTTATGCTGGTAAAGAACCACATACAGTACCTATGCCTCCGTCTCCTGAAGAAGAAGATAATTTAATAGAAGGCGGTCTTGGAGGATCAGGACAAGCAGAAGAAAATCCAACTGAAGCATCCGATCCAACTGCAAAAGCAGTACCTGGTGCATAATACTGTCTTTAAATATTAATTATTATATAAGGGCTTCTTTCGGGAAGCCTTTTTTATTTGTCATATAAGTAAAAGAAAAAGACTTGACAAGTTATGATTATTGTGTTATAATTGTTCTAATTTAATTAACTCAAGTGAGGTGAAGTGATATGAAAAAGAGTCGATCTAAGGCTTTCTTTATTAGTGGTGGAGCAGGAAGGGTAATAACATCAATCCCTGCTTTTGAAAAATACGCAGAAGAATCAGGTGATAAAGATTTCACAATAGTCTGTGAAGCAGGTATGGACTTCTATCGAGGTCATCCTGTCCTACAAAAACACGCATACGAAGTATGGCACAAAGGTCTTTTCGACCAACATCTCCGCGATAAGGATATCGTTACTCCAGAGCCATACAGAATCAACGAATACTTCAATCAAAAATGTTCTCTTGCTCAAGCATTTGATATCGAAATCAATGGTCTTGAGGAATCCAGAGAATTGTCTGCGCCGACTATCACCTTGAATAAGACGGAAACAATCACTGGATATCAGGCGCTTCAAGAAATTAAATCCCAATTAAATAAAGACAAAGCACTTATTATTCAACCATTTGGTCGTTCTGTCCAACAGATGGGAGAATATTTGGTTGATGCCACTTCACGATCTTTTGAAGTAGGAAATATTATTAGTATTATTGAACAACTCCGTGATAAGTATGCAATAATTGTTATGGCGGAACTTGCTCTCCCTATTCCAGATAATGAAGAACATAAAGTAGCAGTACCCAGAGAACCTAATTTAAGATTATGGGCGTCAATGATTAAGTCAGCAGATCATTTCTTAGGATGCGATTCTGTCGGACAACATATAGCAAAAGCTCTGGATAAAACTGCAACGGTTGTTGTTGGTTCTACTGTACCTATTAATATCACTTATCCTAATGATGATAAATTTGATATTATAGATATTGGAGCAGAAAAAGGGAGAAATTATGCTCCCATTAGAATGACTATGGATGATGAGAAAGATAGACAAAATGATGAAGTAATGATGATGAATGAAGGAGATGAGCAAAGAGTTGTTGATTCGTGTATAAAATTCTTAGGCAAAGGAAATAAATTCGAAGGAAAATTTATTCCAAATCAACAACAAAATGTTTGTACTAATCCTGATCATAATCATTCTGATCCTAATCATACACATAATGTTCCATTTGGAAGTATTCAGGATACCAGTCCGAAAGAAGGTACCAGGAAAGAAAGACGAGCGACAGAACGAGCAGAACGTAAAGAACAGAAATTAGATTATAAGAATAATCTTTTAGATAATAAGGAGTAGAATATGAGTCAGTGGATAGCAGGTATATCTCGTGGACATAATGCGGCAGTCTGTTTATTGAAAGATGGAGAAATTGTTCTCAATATAGAAGAAGAGAGATTGTCTCGAAAGAAATATGATGGAGGTCCTTATGCGGCAATGATTAAAATTCTAGACTATACAGATAAAATAGATTATCTAGTTATTGCTCATACACAACCAGATGAAAGTCGAGTTGATTTTAGGGGTGGGAGTGTATATAATGGACTCGCAGAAAAATTAGGTCTGATTCAAAATGATGATCAAGTATTAGACTTACACAAATGGCATCATAAATTGCACGCCGCGTGTGCATTTTATAGGTCGGGATTTGATGAAGCAGTGGCAGTTATTGTTGATGGAGCCGGAACATTTATTCCATTGAATATATCAGGCGAAGAAATTATGTCTTGGGAATTAGAAACTATAATGAACTGTGATTATCCTGACGAATTTAAAACTCTTTATAAACATCAAGGTGGTAGAGGACCTTGGCCAAGTATTAATATATCAGAACAGACTTCAGACCGAGAAGGTGAGCAAGGAACACACGAATTAATTCTTGATGACTCTGCTGGTATTGTTAAAGCATATGAAGCCGTAACTCAATATTGTGGATTTCCCCCTATTGAAGCGGGTAAGACGATGGGTTTATTTCCATATGGTGGACCTGCAGATTACTTTCCTCCCATTTACACAGATGGTAATGGAGGAGATTGGAAAACCACAGATAGAAATTTGATTATTCCAACATATCCTAACGGATCACTGGTGAATGAAGGTCGTTGGAATAAATTAAAAACTTCTTCAGAAGATTTTGAGAACGACTTAACTACGCTTCAGAATCGTAGGGATATGGCATATGCGATTCAGACAGAATCACAACAAATGGTTCTTGATTTGATACGCAAAGCAGTTAAGATGAGTGGTAAGAAAAATGTTGTTATCTCTGGTGGATATGGACTTAATTGTGTTGCTAATT